CTACCGGCTGTGCAGTCAGGCGGTCACGGTATACCACCGGGACGGCGACAAAGTAACCAGAACGGTACACAATAGAGCCTTTTTGGATTACAAAAAAACCGAGAATGTGGACAAGACCGGCAGTAAGGAAGTCAATTCCTTCCTGCTGGTCATTCCATGTTCGGAGGTGTGCGTTTATCCGGAGGACAAGGTTCTGCTGGGTGCCGGGGAGGAGATCACGGCGGCGCAGTGGCCGTCCTTCATTCCGGTGAAGGTTCCCGGGCTGGTTGTTGTTAAGTACGTTGACCCCAAATACTGGGGCGGCAAGCTGGTTCATGTGGAGGCGGGCGGATGAAAACACGGATAAAGGTAGATATGAAGCCCGTTGACACCATTCTCACAAGGCTTGGCGTGAATAAAACCGGCGATGTGCAGATGCAGCTTACCCGGATAGTGAACAAGCGGATAACGCGGTACATGCCGTTCCGAACCGGTGTGCTTTCCACGAAGCTTAAGTATATTTCAAGCCCGACAGAGATCACGGTTATGGCACCATACGCCCGGTATCAGTACTACGGCAAAGTCATGGTAAATGCCAAAACCGGGAAAGGCCCCGCTTTCATTCCGGGAGTTGGATACCGGTACAGAAAAGGGGCCGTGCTTAGAGCGACTGATCGGGATTTGAACTATGACACCACCAAGAACCAGCAGGCTGGGCCGTTCTGGGACAGACGCATGATGGCGGCAGAGAAAGACCAAATTGCGCACGACTTACAGGCTTATATCAACAGGAGGAGCGGAATATGACGGCGCTGGAAAAAATCAAGGACTTTCTCGGGCAGTACCCCGGCGCGGATATCTTCCGCGATTTCCATGTTGACTACACAGACCAGATTCCATTCAACGGCGGTGTTTTCCCCTCCGGGCTTGTGGAGGTTTCCAGAACACGGGATATCCTTGGGAACACAACCGTAACCAATCAGTACAATTTCGGGCTGTACTACGTGTTCGAGAAGTCCCCGGGGGATGATACCGGAGCATCTGAAAATGCGGGCTGGGTCATGGACTTTCAGGAGTGGGTGCAGAAAATGTCCGTTATGGGCAATGCCCCCACCTTTGGGGATGACCCGAGGGCGGAGAAAATTACCGCGCAGAACGGCGTTCTGTACGGTGCAGACGAAGAAGGAACGGCAATGTACATGGTACAGCTGTCCGTTCAATTCAAAAAACGATTTATGAGGTGAAATAATGGCAGATTTAGAGTTTAATACCGCATCCGGCCAGACCGTAGACCGTGAGCTGCTGATCGCGTACCTGAACACCGGAACGACCTCTGCTCCTGTGTGGTCGCCGCTTGGTAGCCGCGTCACGGATTCCAGCATGGAATACGACTGGCAGGAGGAATCCAACAAGGATATCCTCGGCACGACCAGAAGCACGATGAAGAAGCCCATCATCACGCAGACCTTTGACCCGTGCGATCTGGACGCCGGAGACGCTGCGGTTCTGAAAATTTGGAACCTGGCTGTCAAGGAGCAGAACGTGGCAGCACTGACCAATCAGGATATGCTGATTGTGCATCTGTACGCCGGTACTAAGGACACGGCGGCCTTTGCAGAGCGCTACAGCGCCTGTATGGTCAAGCCGTCCAGCCTTGGCGGCGAGGGCGGCGGCTTTGTTGGAATGCCGATGGACATTACATACGGCGGCGCACGCACGGTAGGTACTGCGGCGGTAAGCGCCGGAACCGTTACGTTCACGGCTGATACCTGATGCAAATACGGGGCGGCTCTCACCGCCCCGAAATCTTTGGAGGGATTATGAAAGAACTGACACTGAATACTGGCGAAATCGAGTATAGGCTTAACGATAAATGCACGGTTCGGTTTAACCCTACAGACCCCGCATTTGCCGACCGAATTTATTCGGCGCTCGACGAGCTGTCCCGGAAGCAGGAAAGCAAGAACCCGGACAACATGAGTACAAGAGAAACGTTTGACTACCTCCGGAAGCTGGACGCAGAGATGCGGGAGACGATTGACGGTTGCTTCGATACCCCTGTATGCGAGCCGTTGTTCGGCAAAATGAGCGTGTATGCAAGCGCGGAGGGGATGCCCCTGTGGATGAATTTAATGCTTGCCATTATCGACGAGTTCGATGATGGAATTAAGCGGGAAAAGGCGTTCCACAGCGAAAAACTGGCGAAATATACAAAGAAGTACAGCCGATGATGTACGAACTTCCGACATCTGTCAACGTATGCGGAACAGATTATGATATTGAGACGGATTTTCGGGCGATTCTGGATATATTCGGCGTTCTGGAAGACCCGGATTTGACAGGCAATGAAAAGGGAATCGGGATGCTTGGAATCTTCTACAAAAGATTTTTTGATATGCCCGCAGAGCATTTCAGCGATGCCGTTCAAAAATGCTACTGGTTTATCAACGGTGGCAGTGACGAAAGATGCAAAAGCACCACGAAGCTGATGGACTGGGAGAAGGACTTTCCGATTCTGATCGCCCCGGTAAACCGCATTGCCGGGACGGAAGTCCGCTCAATGCCGTATTTGCACTGGTGGACATTTCTTTCATATTACATGGAAATCGGGGATTGCTTCTTTGCGCAGATCGTGCGGATACGGGATTTGAAGGCGAAAGGAAAACTGAAAGACAAAGCGGATAAGGACTTCTACCGGCGAAACAGGGACGCTGTGGATATAAAGACGCAGTATTCCGACACGGAGAACGAAATTATAAAGGCGTGGACGTGAAAACACCCGCAATTTCGGCCATTTTTTTCACGTCGTCACGGTTCCAGAGAAGAACACCAGTTGCGTCTGCTGCTTGCTTTGCGCCTTCCGTAAAATAGCGATTTGTCATTACAGCACCAACGTGACAATGGTAGATTGTTTTCCCGGTGTTAACCTCCTGCACTGGCTTATTCCCTAGATCTGTTGCGTAGCACTTACACTGTATCGCATACTTTATGCCGGCTTTTTTTGCGAGTATATCAACGCCCTGATCGCCGCTACCCTGGGTGACCTCGACATCAATAAACCCGTTTTTCCTCAAAATATCGGCACACCAGAATTCAAAAGCGCGTCCTTCCATGCAATCTATGGCAGACATTCCCATTTTTTGCACCGGGCGGGCAATCGCACCATGCTGATTGCGGATAATCTTCCACGTAAAATCGGGATACTTTTTAACAAACCCAAGTTCTTCTAACTCATTTGCTAAGTCAGACGCCACGTTAAAACTCCGTATTTCAAGCTTTCTTTGAAGCATGGAGATTGAAAAAGGTTCGAGATTCGGTAATAGCTGTATTGCATCACGAACCATTTGCGGGGTGACCTTTCTGGCAAAGTAATACCTCTTAGAAAGATACTTTACACTCAGAATTCCGCAAACTATTGGAACAACGAGGATAGTTATTGTATACCCAGCGCCAACAGTGATTTTTCCGTTTTCGTTCGCAGGCAAAATAGCCGTGGCAAGAGACAGAATAAGAAGAGCGGACAAGAACCACGCTACGGAAAAAATGAATACTGTTTTCAGTTTTTTCATAAGGCAATCCCCCAGTGCATTATTTTATCATTTAATTTCAACAGTTCCTATAGCGCATTAAAAGAGCAGGTGATTATATGGCAAATGCTGACGGTTCAATCATTTTCAGCACGGAGATCGACAACAAAAAAGCACAAGCTGAACTTGATAAACTGGAAAAGAAAATAGCTTCTCTGGAAATCAAAGCAAGCCAAACCGGGGCAAAGAAAATACCACTAGAGGAGCAGGCCGATGCTTTGGGCGTGGCACTGGATGACGCAAAGCAGAAGCTCGAAGCGTTAAAAGCCAGTGGCGCATCTCCCGGTGCGATAGGGGCGCAATCGGAAACGGTTACTTCGCTACAGTACCAGTGGGATCAGGTTAACAACAAGATTGACAGATATAACCGCGAAATTGAAAAGGCCAACGGTGATATCGATGTCTCCAAGAGCAGGGCGGGAGAACTCGCCGCGCAACTCGCTTCGGCTGGACGCAGTACCGAGAAAATGAGCGCTGGTGTCAAAAAGGCGGAAAAAAGCGCGAAAACTTTCGCCAGCCGAATGAAATCCGTCGTTCGCTCTGCGCTTGTGTTTACAGTTATTACGCAGGCGCTTTCAAAGTTTCGGAATTGGGTTGGGGATGTGATCAAGGTCAGTCCGGAAGCAACTGCGGCCATTGCAAGGCTCAAGGGTGCTCTGCTTACACTGGTACAACCATTGGTAAATATCATCATACCAGCGTTTACGAAGTTCGTCAACATCCTTGCAGCAATAATTAACAAAATCGCAAGCGTGTTTGCAGTGCTGACGGGAAAGACCGTAGAATCGTCGAAAGCGGCAGCAGAGGCATTAAATAAGCAAACATCCGCGCTTAACGGAACGGGAGCGGCTGCGAAAGAGGCAAAAAAGCAACTGCTCGGATTTGACGAGATCAATCAATTGACCGAGGATACCTCCGGGGGCGGCGGGGGCGGTGGCTCTGGCACAATTGCGCCTGACTTTTCCGGCTTTGATGATACAATTGATGATTTGAACACCATTCTTGGCTACGTTGGAGCCATAGCGATCGGCCTCCTGACATGGAAAATTGCAAGTCAATTCACCGATAGCCTGAGCACAATCGGAGGCCTTGCGTTTGCTGCCGCCGGAGCGTTCGCACTGGTTTATTTCTGGCTTGACGCATGGAACAATGGCGTTGATATGCAAAACTTCCTCGGTATGCTCGCCGGTGCTGTTTTCCTGGCCGGTGGCCTTGCCATTGCGTTCGGTGCAATCGCCGCGGGGATAGGGCTTGTAATAGCCGGTATTGCAATGCTAGTTGTTGGAATAAAGGATGTCATCGAAAACGGATTTACCCTTGAAAACACGCTGACCATTATTACCGGGCTTCTTGCTACCGGCCTCGGAATTAGCCTGTTAACCGGTAGTTGGATTCCTCTGCTGATTGCCGGTATTGCCGCCGCGCTTATAGCGCTGGTTTCCTTTACCGGGCATGGGGAGGAACTAATTAACGGATTAAAGGAGACTATCGACGGATTCGGTAAATTCTTCAAAGGCGTTTTTTCCGGGGATATGGAGATGACTGCCGAAGGATTAAAGCAGATATGGGACGGCCTTAAAAATACATGGAACGCTGTCATTGATTCAATCAGGGACGCATGGAATATGTTCATCGAGTGGCTGCGCGGGAAAAATCCAGAATTAGCCGCAATTTTTGAGACATACGGGAAACTGGTTTCCGACCTTTACAACTCCGTGAAACAAATCCTAGGCGGCATTATCACATTTATTTCAGGAGTATTCACGGGGGACTGGGATAAAGCATGGGAGGGCGTAAAGCAGATTTTCAAGGGCATATGGAACGGTATTGTATCGATTCTGGAGGGCGCAGTAAATCTCATCATCGGCGGCATAAACTGGATGATTCGCCAGCTGAACAAAATTCAGATTAAAGCGCCAGACTGGCTTGGCGGCGGCACAATTGGCTTTAATATTCCTGCAATCAGCACCGTCAGCATTCCCCGCTTGGCGCAAGGCGCAGTCATCCCGCCTAACCGTGAATTTTTGGCCGTCCTGGGCGACCAGAAAAACGGAACAAACGTTGAAGCCCCTCTGGAAACCATTAAACAGGCTGTTGCGGAGGTGCTTTCGCAGAACGGCTCCGGCGAGGAAATCATAATCAAGTTCACCGGCGACCTTGCGACGCTTGCGCGGGTGCTGACACCTGAGATCACCCGTCAGCAGCGCCGGACACAGCGGGCATTGGGGGTGTAGTATGGCAAAACCATATTTCAAAATCAACGGGGTGGACATACTCCACCTCACTCAGGAGGACGGCATAAAATGGCAGCGTAACGATGTGGAAAGCCCCAAAGCTGGGCGAACCATGGACGCTACCATGCACCGTGGCCGGGTGGCGCAGAAATACCGGGCTGATATCACGTGCATGGATATGAACCGCGCGGAAGAGCTTGCGCTTATGGCTCTGATAAACCCGGAGTTTGTCACAGTGGAAACGAACCTACATCCGCTATACGGGAGCCAGACGGCGCAATATTATTCCAACAACGTTCCCGCTTCGATCTCCTACGTTGACCCCGATACCGGGGAATCGGTGTGGACGGGTATTTCCTTCCCGCTGGTCGAGCAGTAAGGAGGCAATATGCAGAAAACATCTGCTCTGTATAGAAAAATCCTTGCTGGCATCCACACGAAGGAAACGCGGGTTTCTATCGGCGATACGGGTTTTCTTGTGGACAAACGGGGAAACGGAATCACGTTCGGCGGCACCCGCATTCTGGTTGGGGCTTCCGGCGCAGATGCCGGATACGGAATGAACATCCTCGCGTCGGTAGAAACTACCGGCGCGATTTTCGATGGGAACGAGCCGACCGTCGGCAATGTAATAAGCCGGGAGTGCGACATTAAAATGCTGAAACCATCCGGGAGCATTGAAGGAATGTCCCGGCTTGCGGTTTATGTAAGGCTTGTCAGCGACGGCGGCGAATGCTCTGAATGGCTCCCGCAGGGCGTATTTTATGCGGATTCCATTGACCAGGACGCTGACGAGGACGATGTACAGTGGCTTAAAATCCACGGCTACGACGCTATTCTGTTCGCTGAGCAGGATTACCCCGCAGACAGCAAATTGACATGGCCTGCAAAGGATATAGACGTTGTGCGGGAAATTGCCCAGGCAATGGGCGTGACGCTAGACCCAAGGACGGCGGAGATTATGCGCAACGCCTATCCTGTCCAGTACAACCCGGAATATACTTGCCGGGAATATCTTGGATATATCGCCGCCATGTACGCCGGGTGCTTTCTTATGAGCGAATCGGGGGAATTGCTTCTGGTATGCTTCTGGAATATCCCAAAAGAAACCCGCTACCTGATCGATACCCACGGCTACGCCATTACGTTTGGAGGTGACAGGATCGTTGCCTGACGTGATCAATGTCCGAAAATCGCTTTCGTCGCTGGAAAAGCAAGACACTTTCAACGGATATTCAAAAGTCGTTGTTGTCGTATCGGATGAACTGGAATATTCAGCCGGAACAGACAGTGGAAGAACGCTTACTCTGGACTGCCCGTGGGGAACGCAGAAAATGGCTGAGGATATTCTATCGAGAATCCAAGGCTTCCAATACCAACCGTATACCGCCGATGGCGCACATATCGACCCGGCGGCGGAGATCGGAGACGGATTTGCCGCCGGAAACTTATACAGCGGGATATACTCCAAAAACGTTTCCCACGGGGCACTGTACACGGCGAATGTATCCGCACCCGGCGGCGAGAAAATCAATTATAAGTACGAGTACAAAACACCTACGCAGCGCAAAATTGAACGCCACTATTCCGAAATGAAATCCACGTTCAAGGTTCAGGCCGACCAGATTTCCGCCGAAGTCTCTGCCCGTATCGAACAGGGGAACGAACTCACAGCACAGCTGAAGATTCAGAGTGTCCAGATTTCCGCGCGGGTGACCAAAACCGGCGGTGACAGTTCGTCCTTCGGCTGGGAGCTGCTTGACGATTCCTGGACGGTCAAGGCCAACAATACCACTGTGTTCCAGATCACCAAGTCCGGCGCAGAAGTCCGTGGAAAGATCACCGCCTTAAGCGGCAAAATTGGCGGTTTTGACATTCAATCCGACTACCTAAGCTATAACAATCAGGTCTGGAACGGCACCAACAGCCGGGGTATTTACATTGGTGTCAACGGCATTCAGTGCGGCTCAGAGGCTAAAGGCGTGCAGATTACGCCGACCGGCAATCTGTACGCTGAGAATGGCTATTTCCGGGGAAGCGTCAGCGCTGGCCAAATTCAGTATGGGTATAACCCAGACGACGGCAAATATAATGGCTATTTCAACGGCGAGGGGCTAGAATCTCGCAGTGTCTCTGGATTGGAGATTAAGGAAAGCACCGTAACCACGACCAACACCAATGGCGGTATCAATACCTCGCTTGGGTATGCGGACTACTCGAATGAGGTGTTTAGCGGATCAAAAACTGTTTCAGTACTCAAAGCCGTAGGTATTACAGTAACAGATATTACAATCGACGGACATGATGCCTTTTGGCGGCCTATTACGGACGGTAACGGGATCACCCAGCATGTGTTGGTATACGACTAATAACTAGGAGGGATTGCACGTGGAGAAATTAAAAACAGCAACAGGAAAAGAATTCAACTGCGACTACTTTAATCTCTTTGAGCAAGTAGGCAGCTTGTACATTCAAGTCGCTGACGCATCACTGGTGACGATTGCTACTGTATTCGCAGATCCTGCGGAAACCGCGCAGCTGTGGTACGGGAATCAATACGTAGCTCAACACACAAAACTACTGGCTATTATGCCTGTGAACGGCGGCATTCGCATCACGCTTGGAAAGGAGTAAGTAATGAATCCTGTAATGAAACTTAGGGCAGTCCTGAATACCCTTGAGGGCGTTCAGGTCGCAGGACGGGAGAACTGGGACAGGATGCTGGGCAGTATGCAGGCCATTGAAGAAGTGGTGCAGGCGCTGTCCGCGCCTCCTGCGCCTGACAAGGAGACTGAACAGGAGGAAGCAGATGGCAGATAAAGCAATATCCGAGCTGATTGCAGCAGAACAGATAAAAGCCGCTGACCTTTTCGTCCTGGAACAGGACAGCGCGGCAAAGAAGCTGACGGGACAAATTCTACTGAACTGGCTGACCGCCGCCGCTGACGGCCATGGCGGTATCAGCAGCATCGTGAAGCATTCCACCAGCGGCCTTACGGATACATACCGTATCACCATGGCGGACACCACGACCTTTGATTTTCCCGTAAAAAACGGCAGAGGCATTACCGGAGTTTCCAAAGTCTCCGCCAGCGGGTTGGTGGACACGTACCGTATTACCTATAACGATAATACCACCAGCACATTCACCATCACGAACGGCGCAAAGGGTGACAAGGGCGACAACGCATACGTCTGGATTCGGTACGCGGCGCAGAAGCCCACGGCAGCTTCTCACAGCTTCGGTGTTCTCCCTGACAACTGGATGGGCGTATACAGCGGCAATTCTGCAACTGCCCCAACGGACTGGACGAAGTATCAGTGGTTTGAGATCAAGGGCGAAAAGGGTGACATCGGGAACCCGGCTCTGTTGACCAGTCGGTCCGTAACATATCAAGCTAGCACATCCGGGAATGTTATACCGTCCGGAAACTGGCAAGGCAGCATTCCCACGGTAGCACAGGGCGCTTACCTGTGGACGCGAATTGCAATGACGTTCAATTCCGGAAACCCGATTTATGCCTACTCCGTCTCCCGTATGGGCTTGGATGGCACCGGTGCTGTATCCAAAGTGTGCGGCAAAGAACCTAACTCCAATGGCAACGTTGAGCTAGAAGCTGAAAATGTTGGGGCATTGCCTAGTGCTGGCGGTTTAATGACCGGAAATATTGTCATGAACTCCCATCAAATCAAAGTATTAGGTGCGCCCACGGACAGCGCTGATGCTGCAACCAAGGGGTACGTAGATACGGCGTTAAGTAATGCCAAAACGATTGCAAAGACTGCAACGTTAACTGCTGCCGGTTGGTCTGCCAGCGCCCCGTATACCCAGGCTGTTACGGTATCCGGTCTGACGGATGCAAAACGTGCGATGGCTTATCCAGTGTACGGAAGCAACACGGACATCAACCTTGCGCTGAAAGAGGCCTGCGGTATGGTGAGCTTCGCTTCCCGGTCAGGCAGTACGCTAACGTTTACCTGCCTTGAGGACAAGCCCACGGTGAACATTCCGATTACGGTGGAGGTGTACGTATGAGCATTGCAGTGCCTTTATATGGATTTGGTGCCAGCGGCGGCACAGGCGGCACCCTTACCGTCACAGCCCCGGCGAACGTCACCGTGACTGTTTCCAAGGACGGCAAGACAAAAATCAAGGGCTCCGGCACGAGCGGCGTGGTGGTCTTCAAGGGGCTTGCAAGCGGGACGTGGACTGTTACCATCACCGGTGACGGCAAGACCGCCCAGAAGACCGTGGCCATCACGACGGACTACAGCACGGCAATTTCGTTCAATACCATCCCAGAATTCACCTACACTGGCGATTTTGAGATCGTCAACGATTCTGATGAACCTATCACCGTATCCCAAGACAACTGGAAAATCCGCTTCCTCACCTCCGGCACGTTGACATTTACCAACCTCAACGGTGCGGAGGGCGGAATCGATGTCTTTCTCGTTGGTGGTGGTGGCGGTACACAGTGGAGCGTTGGCAGCAAAATACATAGCGGCGGTGCAGGCGGCGGCTACACTCAAACGGGAAAAGCCGTCACCGTAACCACCAATACGCCGTACACAATCGATATCGGTGCTGGCGGTATTGGTGCAGCTGATGGCGGAACCACATCCGCCTTCGGATTATCTGCCGGTGGTGGCGGGCACCCCGCTGTTGGTTCAAACGGTGCCGCTGGCGGGTCTGGCGGCGGTGGATACGTCCATGCAAGCGCCAGTGGCACAAGCGCAAGTGGCGCCGGTAACGGTGGTTCTGACGGCTCTGATGGCATTACCGCCGGTTCAGGTGGTGGCGATGGAGGCGCGGGGCAGGGAACAACAACGCGAGAATTCGGCGAGGAAAACGGAAAACTGTACGCCGGAGGTGGAGCTGGAGCAAGTAATAAGGGTGGCGTATCCCCCGTTGGCGGTGCAGGCGGCGGTGGTAATATGGGAAGCGATGGAGCTACCAATACAGGCGGCGGTGCTGGTAATGCGCTTAATGGCACGCACAACGGAGGTTCTGGCATTGCGGTCATTCGCAATACGAGGGGGGCGGCATAATGGCAAAGAGTATGACACGTATTGAAAACGGTTTAGTTATCAACGTACTGTGGTGTTCTGATTCTGAGCCGGAAACCGAAAATCTCATCGACCCCGCAGACCGCCCTGTGGCTATCGGCGATACCTACAGCAATGGTAAATTTTACCGGGATGGGGTGGAAATTCTCACCCCGCTGGAAGAGGCGTTGAAAAAGAACGCCGAGTACGAATCGGCGTTATCTGAAATTGAAACCGCTCTGGGGGTGAATAACGCATGACTACCAAAACTATCGAAGAACGCAAAAACGCTATCCTTGCGAAAATCGCGGAAATGAAGGCCGAGGGCGCAGACATGCAGGAAGCATTGACCATTTTGGAGGTGACGCCGGATGAAGACGTGGAGTAACGGCGCCAAAACGCGGCTGGTGGAAATTCGTGCCGCTGAGGACGGAGAGCAGGATATGCGCGCCATCGCCGCAAGTATCGCAAAGCTGCCCCCCGGTCAGCTCAAGAAAATCCTCACTGACGACATCATTGCCATTCTGGCGAAATACGGGGTGATGCTCGGATGACGATCAAGCAAAAGCAATGCTTGCTGCTGTACCTTGGGTATTACACTGGGGCAGTCGACGGGATTTGGGGCAATAACTCCCGCTGCGCCACCGAGGCATTCCAGCGGAATTACGGGCTTACGGTGGATGGGATATTTGGCATCGGGACGGAGGCACGTATCCGGGAGGTCGTTGCTTCCGGCGAGCCGCCCCAACAGCCCCAAGACACCCCGGGGACGGAGGGCGGCGCAGACTGGTGGAAGGATATCCGGTATTTCAAGCGCGCTGAATTTCGTTGCCCCTGCGGCCGCTGCGGCGGATTCCCGGTGGAGCCGCAGGAATCCATCGCACGTACAGTGGACGAGATTCGCTACAGGCTGGGCATCCCGATTTCCATTGTGGATGGCGGTGGTTCCGGCGTGCGTTGCGCGGCGCACAACGCGGAGGTTCGTGGTGTTGCCAACTCCCAGCATTTGTATGGGCTGGCGGCTGATCTGCACAGCGCAGCAAGTCCGGCGCAGATGAAAGCCGTGGCGGAGGATGTCATGGGGCGCACCGGCGGCATCGGGCTTTACGACTGGGGGATTCACGTGGACACCCGCCCCGGATATGCCCGGTGGAACGGCTGAGAAGGGAGTATGCCAATGGAAGATACAGAAATTGTCGGCCGGCTTTCCGCAGTGGAGCAGCGGAGTAAATCCAACTCCCACCGGCTGGAAGCGCTGGAAAAGCACACGGAAGCCTTGAACACTCTGGCAACGTCCGTCGCTGTCATGGCGGAGAAGGTGGAAACCACCGGGGAGAAGGTTGACGGCCTCTGCACGGACGTGCAGGAGCTGAAATCCGAACCCGGCAAGCGGTGGAAGTCGGTGGTTGAAAAGGTCATATACATCGTTGTGGCCGCTGTCGTAGGGTTTATTCTTGCCCGGCTTGGGCTGGGCTGATTTTTAAGGAGGAACACCATGAAACTTTTTATTAGTCAACCGATGAAAGACAAAACCAATGAAGAAATTGAAGCCGAAAGAGCAGCGGTTGCCAGACTGTTCGACTTTCCAGGCCTGGACGTAGAGGTCATCAATTCTTTTTTCAAGGACGCACCTGCACAGGCTGCACCGCTGTGGTATCTTGGAGAGTCCATTAAGCTGCTGGGAAAGGCCGATGCTGTGTACTTCTGCAAGGACTGGCAGCACTACAATGGATGTATCATCGAGCATGAATGCGCCGTGAGATACGGCAAGAAAATTTTATACGCCTAACAGGCAAGGAGGAAAACAAAATGATTAACTGGATCGTACGTATCAAAAACAGAGATTTCTGGCTGGCCGCGATTCCCGCGCTGCTTCTGCTGGTGCAGACGGTGGCCGCCCTGTTCGGCTTTACGCTGGACTTGGGCGAGATCGGAGACAAACTGCTGGCCGTGGTAAACGCCGTGTTTGCCCTGCTGGTGATCCTGGGCGTGGTCAATGACCCCACCACCGCCGGTATCGCTGACAGCAAACAGGCAAGAACTTACAGCTCCCCCAAGGAGGACTGATGTGATAAGTGGATAAAGTCCCGTGGAATCGGGTAATTCTGGATGAATTCTGTTCTCTGGCGATTCTTACGCCGCTGGAGGAAAAGATCATCCGCACCCGAGCCGCCGGATGGAGCCAGACAAAACAGTGCCACAAGTTTTGTGTGTCCCAAGCCACTATCACAAGAACGATTAAAAAGTTGCGGATAGAATACGAATTGTGCAGAAAGTACAGTGACAAGCTCCCTGAAAATCTGAAATTCTGATTCTGCGTGACGATTTATTGACGATTTATTGACGAAATCCCGACGAGTAGATGATGATTCTACCGTCGGGATTTTTGTTATTCTATAGGTAGAAGGTGGCCACCTCCTAATATTTTGAAGGAGGACTTCTAAACTATGGAAGTAGAAAAGGATTATGCAAGCAAAGGCGTAGCCGGTGCCGGTCTTGGCACGGGTATTGCCGGTCTGGCGCTGGGCGTGATGAATGCTGCGGGCGGCCTGGGCGCTCTGGCTCTTGGCAACCGCAATGCCGTTCCCACTGCTCCTGTTATGCCCGCCATGCCCTATGGGGCTGGCTATGGCTGGGGTGGATGCAGCGAGAACATGCCCGTGAGCCGGTATGAACTGGATCGTGAGCAGCAACTCGCCGCCAAGGATTCCGAAATTGCCCTGCTGAAAGCCAATACGTACAACGATCAGAAGTCCCTTGAGCTGTACGCCTACATTGACGGACAGTTGAAGGACATTCGCAAGACCCTGTGCGATCAGGCCGTACACAATCAGCGCACTGAGGACAGCTTCGCGCTGGTTCGTCAGGATGTGGAATGCGTTCGGGCTGAACTGTCCAAGGACATCAAGATTGAGGCGGAGCGGCGCTGCTGCGCTGACAATTCCATCGTGACTTACGCCAACGCGACCTTCTATCCGAAGCAGGTCGCCGACGTGACCACCGGAACCGGCACCACGGCACAGACGCTGTACAACCCCCTGCCCAAGTGCGGCGGGTGCTGCAACGGCTGATTCCCGGCAATTGGGGCGGCAGCCGCCGCCCCATACTTTCAAGGAGGTAATTTTCTATGATTCCTATGGAAAACGTGCAGGCAGGGCTTGCAAGATTCATTGACAGAAGCATTGCTCCAAGTCTTTCCGGCTGGGACAGAGTTCTGGTTGCCGGGGCTGGGGGGCTGCTTACCGCAAATTTCCCGAAGATTATTGCCCAGTACGCAGATCATCCCATGGTAAAGGCGCTGGGCATTTACGATATGGAGCATGGCACGGTGGACGTTGACGCCCTGTACAACGCCGCAAAGCCATACATGGGGACAGAGGCACTGCCCGTGAAAATCCCCGGAATCGGGCTTACGCTCAAGCTGGGGAAACAGGATATTGACACGCTGTATGCGTACATTCAGGAGGGCATCAGATGAAGGAAATCAAACTGCTGATGGAGCACATTGAAGACGAGCTGGAGGACGCGCACACCTACGCAGAACTGGCCGTGGAATACAAGCACGACGACCCGGAGCTGGCAGACCTGTTTTACAGGCTGAGCGGGGAGGAAATGAACCACATGAACGCCCTGCACAAGGCCGTTGTTTCCCACATCGAGGAATACCGCAAGCAGAAGGGCGAACCGCCTGCGGCCATGATGGCCGTCTATGAGTACCTGCACAAGCGGGATATTGAACGGGCGGAGAACGTCGGAGTGGTGCAAGGACTGTATAGGCGGTAAGCGTGGCAAATTCCGTTGCCAATCCGTTGCCAATTTGTACACTAAAAACGTACCGCACGCGGGAAAATATTAAAAACTATGGTAATACTTTCCCGTAGAATAAGTTTGGAGAACGTGGGAATATAGCTGATAAAGCAATAAAAAAGCCCTAGAATTGATTTCTAGGGCTTTTTCTGCATGGTGACCCGTACGGGAATCGAACCCAGCGCATTATTTCTTAAACATGTTGCGGCTCTAATGGATTCTATTTTCCGTTTCCAATTTTGTTGCCAATTTTACCGTTCGCCGATGGGCTGGACGAGAAAAAGTTCCGAAAGTCCTGCGCCATTTTGGCAATATCCTTCTGCGCTAAGTGCGTGTAAATTTTGTGCATCGTCTCGTCATCTGCCCACCCGCCAATTTTCATTGCTATCTTTTTCGGCATCTGGAGGTGATAAGCCAGAGACGCGAAGCTGTGCCGCAATCCGTGGTTCCCGACTTTCGGCAGGCCGTTGGCGGAACAAATCTCGTTTATCCTTGTGCATATCCACCCGCCAGTCAGGTTGACGACATAGCCTTCCTTGTTATCAACTGCCTTTAGTGCTTCCATCAGCGGCTCAATAATCGGAACCGTGCGCCGGGAGGAATCGTTTTTATTCTGCTTCTTGTGAACCAGTTTGCCGCCGTCCCCGGCAACTCTTGCCCCGTGGACATATATTATTTCGTTCTTGAAATCGACCTTGTCCCACGTCAGCGCCAGCATCTCAGACCTGCGCAAGCTGGATAATTCCAGCAGGGCGGCAATTTCTATCGATTCCCCTTTTATGGCTTGCAGGAACACCGGTATCTGATCCGGGTCAAGGTACGGCTTTTCGTTGTGTTCCTTTTCCGGCAGGGTCACCCGCGGCCTGCGCCCGGTTTCCTCGAATATCGCTGCGGAAATCAGCATCCACACATTTTTAATATATTTCGGGGACAGTGTTCTTGCTTCCCTGCGGATGGCGGCTTGCCACTGTTCGTCCGTGGTGGTGTATACGTCAGCCGCCATCATGCTTTGGAAACGCTGCTTGCGGTAGGATTCATACGCATAAATCGTTGACGGCGACTTGAATCCCTTCCGGGCGGCTATATATTTATCAAGCGTGTCCCCCAACGTCTTCCCCCGCTTACCGGGCGCGGCCTTTGCTTCGATAACGCCGTTTTTCAAAGCGAGATATTCGGCCACGCATTCATCATAGGTATCTTTCGTAATGGATACGCGGCGATTCTCTAGCAATACACGTGTGTGCCACGCGCCGGAAGGAAGCTGCTCTATTTTGGGCAGCTTTATTTCCGGCTCCTTTTTCCTTTTCGCCATAAGGAATCCCCCTTTACATACGGTTAGAAAAAAATTGCAGACCGCCGAAACGGTCTGCCACTGCCTTTGAGAACTAGGTGGGGCGACGCTCCCACATCTCCTAACAAGGGTGACGGCTGCCCGTTCCGTCCTCTAGTTCTTTCTGCTTTTGAGCAACGCGGCCTTGGTTTCGATAATATTTAACGGACTATGTAGAACCCCACGTTCAACCATGTTCAAATAGGCAAGCGCTTTTACACGGATGCTTTTCTTTATATTTTTGTTTTCCAAAACATAAGGCACATTGTTGATATTGTATGGACGCAGTATATGTTCCGGGAGGACAGGGAACATATCACAGATAATAAAAGCCCTGTCTTTTCCGTATATCGGCGCTATGAGGTAATGCACGCAGTTTCCAGAGCCGTGCCGTCTCTCATTTTCATATATCAGCCGCTTGTATTTATCTACGTTGGTACTCATTGGAACCATCCACAGGACGCCGGATTTGTCAGCTATAGCGTAGTAGTGGGGGCGGCTCTCTTGCTTATTCTTCATATATCGGTTGTTGCCATATTTTTCAAAGAAAGCATCACGGATTATGTATATTCCGGAGTCCTGTATCTCTGTCATTTGTTATCCCCCAAAAAAGAATGCCGAACCGGCATGGTGGCCAGTCCGGCATTTTCAGGCCGGAGTTTTGTATCCCGCTCCCGGCAGGCGGCAGTCTTACAACAAGCCGAAGTCTTATATCCCGCTCTCGGCAGGCGGCAAATTAGGGCGGACGATGAACGTCATCTATCTAGCGTAGGTGGTTATCCTACGTCTATATTGTACCCCGAGAAATGGGAAATAGCAATAGACAGATTGACCAAAAACGGGAAAATATTTCCGACAATCGTAAAAATTTATCTTACCTCTGTATCCATCCGATTCCCGGGTGCATGATATCGAGGATGAGCCAGCCTACAAGGAAGATTACCAGCACCGCAATGGAAATGCCCATAATCAGAATCACGCGGCGGTTCTGGCGGTTGAGTAGGCTGTAGTGCGTTTGCAGCTGCATGGTGTGCCGCCTGTAGTCCTCGCTCTGGCGGATGATCGTTGCCTGAAGATATTCCACATATTCCTCCATGGACTGGCCGGGAGCGGGAAGCATCGGGTGTTCCTCCGGGGCGTACTGCACGGCGGCCTCGATGCTCTGCACAAGCCTTGCCGTCGGCTCCGTCGCGCCATTCAGGGCGCGGCAGATCGTGGCCTTGGATACGCCGCAGGTTTCTGCCAGCTCCTGCTGGGAGATTCCCCGCGCCTTCCGTAAGGAATCCAGTTCTGATAAATGCTCGGAAATATTCATGAAAACGCCTCCTGAAACGAAAAAATTCACGTGTGGAACGATTTTTGCATGAATGAAACGGGAATTTCACATCTGGGTCTTTACGAAACGCCTATGGGGGGTGTATGGTGGTATTGCAACCGGCACGGGACACACGGCTTTACCGGCGGCAAAGCCCCGTCACCTTGTGGCACGGGTGGCGGGGCATATCTAAAGCGTTCCCCGCCGCTATGCGCATAGCGGTCACTCCCGGAATACTCCGGGAGTGATGAATGCTGACAACTCACTTGTTGACTATTTTGCCATTGATCCGAAGAAGTCAGTTTGTTCCTTCACCCACTTGGCCATGTAACCATATATCGGTTGCGGGATCTCTTCGGAATCCGGCATTGATTCCGGTATATCTCCAAAATATGTAATTCTATTTACCTTCCTTAATTCGGAATTTTTGGGTGTCTCGTAGGTTTCCTCCTGCTTGAGATCCATAGATACAGCGTAGCCTTTCCCTCCGAAACTATTCCGATAGGCAGAGAAATTAGACGGGGCAAATGCATACAGAAGTTCCCCAGATTCTTCTACGAACAACGAGCCAAGCTTTCCAATGTGCTTAAAATTTGTATCATTTTCTTTTTCAGGCTCATTGTATAGTGCATATACATCTGCGTCCTCTTTTTGCAGCCAATGAACGTCAGCGTTATCCAACTCTGATACGTCAAAGGTTACAACGCAATACAGAAAATACGAATATGTTCCACCATCGTCATAGTGTTCGTAAAAATCCACGCTTTTGAGGTATACATTTTTCCCGTTGTACTTTATGGCGCACGGGAGATTATCAGCAATTGTTGTGTCCCCGGATTTTTCCGTCCTTGTAGTGTTCCCGTTATCGTCTGTTGCATAGGTTGTTTTGGGAATTTTATCCTTGTAAGAATCAGTCCACAAATCAGGATTTCCACATCCAGACAGCACTACACAAAGGCAAATCAGGAGAAAAAGCAATTTCTTCATAGTATTCCTCTTTCCATAAAATTCTACAGTAAAATAATACCACGTTCGATACATATTTTCAATGAATAGAAAGATTTTTTGTGCAACTTTTTAATTAGTCCGATTTATTGGACAGAACGTGGTGTATTATACGCCCTGTAAGCAAACAAACGTTTATAAATACATAACGGAGGGACAAAACATGCAAGCGAAAGAAGAAATTAAGAAGCCTATCGAAGAGATGACAGAGCAGGAATTAGACAGGGAGATCGGAGAGCGCGCCAGACTGCTGACAGATGAAGAAAAGGTAAAGCTTATGTTCCTCCTTCTCGAACTGGCAGCATCCGAATGAGCGCGTGACCATCCCCTGGTACCCGCTCAATGGTTATCTCCCCTCTGTAAGCCCTCTCAGCTGGGCAAGAATTAACCGCTTGTGTTCTTCGGATAAACCCTTGACAAGCGCCATGATTTGACTATCCAATTCGGACAGCTCACTGGGAACGGTGGGCTGTTCTTTTTCGTCGCGCTCTCTACGAACGTCGTATCCCATAAGCCACGTTTCGCTTACATTCAGTGCCAATCCGAGGATGGTCAACTTTTCCTGCCTCGGCTCAACCTTCCCGCTTACGTACTGGCTGAGATCGTTTTTTGCCAGTTTAACACCGTATTTCTCGCAAAAAGGTTTGGCAGCTTCAAGAATATCGACTTGCCGAAGCGACCTTTCGTTCATGATCTGCTTTAATCTTTCACTTGTGCTACTATTTTTCATTTGCTACACCTCCGGTAACTGAATAATAGCACACATTGAACTAAAGTTCAAGAGCTAAATAAAAATAATTCAATTTTTTTGAACAAACTAGTTGACAAACGGGAAATGATGGTGTATACTTAAGCCAGTTCAAGAGAATTGAACCGAAAGTGAGGTGAGAATATGCCGTACAATTATTCCAAACTGCTAGGCCGCATTGTTGAAAAGGTCGGTACGCAGAGCAGGTTTGCCGAAAGAATGGAAATGTCCGAACGCACCATTTCCTTAAAACTTAATGGAAAAGTTGGCTGGAAGCAGACTGAGATAGCAAAAGCCTGTAACGTTCTCGATATTCGGGACGTTGAGATTCCCAATTATTTTTTTGCCTTATGAGTTCAAAGGAATTGAACAATAGGCCACACAAACAAGCCTAGCAAACCAGATAACGGGAGGGGGTGAGGAAAGATGTGGGATATTGAATCCGGCAAAATCAAAATTGCAACGGTGAAAGAAAGCTGTATTCCCGTTTTCTGTGGCCTTATCAGCTATCAGGCCATGGGTGCCTCCCCGCAAAATGACTTCCATGTGGACGTGCTCAAGTACGCGATCAAATGCGTGGAGGAAAACGGTGAGCAGTGACGGTAACGATTGGAGGTGACATAAAATGCCAAGAATCCGGCAGTATGCCGAGCGCTACGCGGCAGAGGATTTCTGGAAGGAAATCGACCGCTGCTGCCCTCTGGCGGGGATTCAGAGCAACAACGCCGTAGCACTGGAAGAAAAAACCGGGGTAGACCATCAGACCCTGCGGAACTACCGAAACGGGAAAACCGAAATGCGGGTAAGCGTCCTGCGAAAGCTGGTGGTCGCCCTCCGCCCAAATCCGGCGGTGATCCTGAAAACCCTGGGGTACTCTGAGAAGGAGATACGGGCGTTTGCAAGGGAATTGCAGTGATTTGAAATCTACGGCAGAATGCCGAAATTGAAAGGAGTTATTTATGGCGAAATACAAAGTTGGGGATAGGGTGCGGATTGTGAGCAAGAGGCCGCAGCGGTGCTGGAGCCCTTATATGGACAAGCATCTGGGAAAGACCATGACGATCATAAAATCCGGAATCAACGCTGAAGGAGTTTACTATTGCATGGAGGAGGATCGCGACGATTTTCTTGGGCATTGGTGCTGGTACGAAGACATGATCGCTGGCCTTGCAGAGCCTGAGCGGAAGCCCTACACCGTGGAACTCCGCTTTGACGGGATGATTACCACGGCTGTCCTGAAACGGGGCGGGCGGGACGTGAAGACCGCAGAAGCCCGGTGCAATCCGAAGGATACCTACAGCAGAGCGGAGGGCGCGAGGGTAGCCGTTGGGCGGCTTTTTGAGAAGAAGCGCAAGGAGGACAAGCCAAAGGAGAGCAAGCCAAAGGTGAGCAAGCTGAAGGCGGGAGATAAGTTCGTGATTACCGGAAATCGCCCTGTCGGAAAATGCCACCACTATTTCAAAATCGGCGAAATCGTAACGCTGGTTAATCCGGAAATATCCAGCAAGGGGGAGGGCCGGTTCAAAAATAGAGAGGGGCTGGGGCAGTATGTTCGTATGGAGTGTGTCCGCCCCTACAAGGAGAACTCCAAATGATGCCGAACGAGGTTGCCCAGCTTCGCACCATGGCGGAAATGAACCGCCGCTTGCGCCGGGAAAATGAGCATCTGCGGGAATCCCTTTTGATGGAATCGAAGGAACGCAAGGCGTTTGACGATGAGAACGTGGAGCTTTTCGACGTAGTCCATAAAAACCACGACAGGAGGTGAGGATATGGCAAGCAGGAACAAGCCCGTGGATGCCCGGTGGGAGCCGGTGCCGGAGAACCGGAAGCCGTTCAATATAAAGGAATGCGTTTTCCATGTTCTCCCCTATGCGGGGCTGAATCTGGTGCTTTTCTGGTGGCAGCAGGCCGATTTGCTGGCAGACAAGGCGGCAGTTCCCGCAATGTGGGTGTGCGCTATCCTGATGGGCGCCGGTATCGGACGGTGCATCAGAGGGCGATAAAAAGCCGCCCCCGATGTTACAGCACCGGGGACGGCAAGCGATATAAAAAATCTCTACCATTTACAGTATATCAAACTGAGAAAGGAAAGTCAATGGACGTTTTTGATAGCATGGAGCCGTGGCGACAGGCTGAACAGTTGGCGGCGGATGCCGACTTTCGGGAAGCGGCACTCCCGAAGTGTGCCAGGTGCGGATGTCCCATCACAGACAGCAAACTGGTATATATCCCGGCGCATGATGAGTTCTACTGCCTGGATTGTGTTGGCGCAATGACCGAAATTAACGAAGCCGCGGAGGTAGACTGATGGAGGATGATATTTTCATCGGCGAATCCGAAATGTTTGAAGAAGTCATTCCTGGTAAAAAACTGAGATTTAATTTCCCAGCAGTTTACTTTTACCGGTCATCCTCCGCTCTTGTAGCGTATTTTAATAAACTCGCTGTGCCGATGATGGCGGATGCAGAACGAGTCCAGGTTAAAATGAGCAGTCGTTTTATCATATTCCTGCCATCCGATCGCGAACTGCACAACATATTCTCAAAATGCCCAAACCATACGGCATCTCTTTCCGTTACCAACCTTACCGGAATAGTTCCGGTAGGAGCGGCGTTCCGATGCTATCCATACAAGGGCGGTATCGCTATAAAACGGTTTGAGCCGTTGCAGGAGGATGAAGAATGATACGGAAAATTCCAACCGCGACCATGAGCAAAGAGGAATGGACAGCGCTACGCTCTACCACCATTGGTGGTTCGGATGCCGCCGCCATTCTTGGGCTGAACCCCTACAAGTCACCGTATGCCCTGTGGGCGGAGAAAACCGGGAAGGTCATCCCGGAGGATATTTCCCAGAAAGAGGCGGTACGCCTTGGCATGGACTTGGAGGAATACGTAGCAAAGCGGTTCACCGAAGCTACCGGGAAAAAGGTACGCCGGGAGAACTACACCGTATTCCGGGACGATATGCCCTACGCCCACGCCAACTACGACCGGCTGGTCATCGGTGAACGGGCAGGATTAGAGATCAAGACCACGAATGCGCTCCACTTGAGCAAATTCAAGAACGGCGAGTTCCCGGCTACTTACTACGCGCAGTGCTGCCATTACCTTCTTGTGTCCGGCCTTGATCGCTGGTACCTGGCGGTTCTGGTTCTGGGCATTGACTTCAAGGTGTTCGTCATCGAGCGGGACGAGGCAGAGCTGGAAGCCCTGAAAGAGGCGGAGGAAAGCTTCTGGGAGAACGTTCAGAGCGAAACACCCCCGGCCATTGACGGCATGGATTCCACCATTGACGCCCTGAACGCAGAGTTCCCGGTCAGTGAGCCGGAAACAGAGATGGATTTGACCGGCTGTGCCGTTGATCTGGCGATCATGGACGAATGCGGGCAGCAGATCAAGGCGCTGGAAGAAAAGAAAGCCGCCGCTCAGGCGCGTATCATGGAGGCCATGGGAACCGCCGAGCGGGGCGGATACGGGAGTTACAGCGTCACATGGAAGACGCAGAAACGCTCCACGTTCGATAGAAAGAAGTGGGAGAAAGACCATGGAGAAATCCCACAGAACTATTTCAAATCTTCGGAAAGCAGAACTTTCCGGTTCAAAAAGGAGAATATTTAATGGCAAACGTGATTCAGAATGCCACCGCTTCCACGCAGGCGGTAGCAAAAAGCAAGAAACCCAGCAGCATTCAGGACTACATCGAAGTGATGAAGCCAGCTATCGCAGCAGCTCTGCCCAGCGTGATGACCCCGGAACGGTTCAGCCGCATTACCCTGTCCGCCCTCAGCTCCAACCCCAAACTGAAAGAATGCACCCCGCAGTCCTTCCTTGGAGCTATGATGACCGCCGCCCAGTTGGGCTTGGAACCCAATACCCCCCTTGGACAAGCCTACCTGATTCCGTTCCGCAATCACGGACGGATGGAGTGCCAATTCCAACTTGGCTATAAGGGCTTGATTGACCTGGCCTACCGTTCCGGCGAGGTTTCCATCATTCAGGCGCACACCGTATACGAAAACGACGAGTTTGAGTATGCCCTTGGCCTTGACCCGAAGCTGCGGCACGTTCCCGCCAAGAGCAACCGGGGCAAGCCCATTGCCTACTATGCCATGTTCAAGACCAAGGACGGCGGCTACGGATTTCAGGTTATGAGCATCGAGGAAGTTACCGAGCACGCAAGAAAGTTTTCCAAGAGTTTCGGGAATGGCCCGTGGCAGACCAATTTTGACGAAATGGCGAAGAAAACCGTGCTGAAAAAGGTGCTGAAATACGCCCCGCTGAAATCCGACTTTGTGCGCGGTATGGCTCAGGACGGCACCACAAAGACGGATATTTCCTCCGACATGACAGATATCCCGGACATGACTGAGTACATCGACGTTGACCAGGCCACCGGCGAGGTGATTTCTCAGGAGGTACCGGAGAATGCTTAACACCATCACCATTGCCGGACGCATGGTGCGAGACCCGGAGCTTCGCAGAACCAATTCCGGCAAGGCTGCTACCAGCTTCACCTTGGCGGTTGACCGGGATTTCAAGAACCAGCAGACCGGCGAGAAAGAAGTGGATTTCCTAGACTGCACCGCCTTTGGAGCCGCCGGGGAGAACGCCGCCAAGTATTTCCGCAAAGGCCAGATGGCCATAGTAACGGGCAGACTGCAAATCCGGCAGTATACCGACAAGAACGGCCAGAAGCGCCGCACGGCGGAGATTCTGGTGAACAGTGTCTACTTCTGCGGAAGCAAAGAAAACGGCACTCAGGCCAGCTCTGGGGCTGACAGCGGATACAGCACACCGGCGTATCAGGTTCCCGCCCCTGCGGCGGACTTCGCAGAACTGGAAGACAACGACACACTATTGCCGTTCTAGGCTGGAAAAATCAATCTTCCCCTAAAAAGATTGACAGTATAGTTTGCATTTCCCTTGGCGGTGGGAGGTGAAACCGCCAACTCCAAAGGAAGGAGCGAAAACGTGACGATTGAATTTACGATTCCCGGCGTTCCGCAAGGGAAGGAACGCCCCCGCTTCACCCAGAACGGTGCGACATACACCCCAAAGAAAACAAAGGACTATGAAAAGCTGGTGGCATGGGCGTACCAGTGCGAAGCCCACGGGGCAAAGTTCACCGGCGCTATCCGGGTTGACATTGCGGCAATCTACCCCGTTCCCCATTCGTGGAGCAAGCGTAAGCAGGCCGAAGCGATTGACAATCGGATTCTCCCCATGGTGAAACCCGACTGGGACAACATAGGCAAGATTGTGTGTGATGCCCTGAACGGTATCGCCTACAAGGATGATGCCGCTATCACAGACGCCACAGTCTGCAAGCGGTACGGCACCCGCCCATGCGTGGCGGTTCGCCTCACCGGAGAGGAGGCACCCCGTGACACAATGTGAGCGTATCCTGCGGCATTTGCAGGACTATGGAAGCATTACCCAGGCCGAGGCTGTTACCGAGTACGGCTGTTACCGTCTGGGTGCAAGAATCTGGGATTTGAAAGCCCAGGGCGTACCTATCAAAAGCGAAACCGTCACCGGGAAGAACCGGTACGGGGAGCGGACGTGCTTCTCGCGGTACTCGCTGGAACACACAACCGGAGTGAGGTAGCGCATGGCAATCAAAAGCGGACTTGATTTCTTTCCGCTTGATGTTTGCTTGGACAAGAAATTTGAACTGATAGAAGCAGAATATGGCTTGACAGGATTTGGTGTAATCGTTCACTTGCTGCAAGAGATATACGGCAAGGAGGGTTATTACATTGAATGGACAGAGGAGGTTGCGCTTTTGTTCGCCCGAAGGTGCGGGCTGGGTGGGAGCGTCGTTTCCGAAATAATAGAGGCTTCTATCAGACGAGGGATGTTCGACAAAGAGATATATGACAAGTATCACGTTCTGACTTCACGGGGAATTCAGAAGCGGTACTTCGAGGCAGTCAGCCGCCGTAAAAGTCTTGAAGTCGATTACAACATCCTTCTGGTTGAGTGCGCCCAAATTTGCCCCAATGTAAACATTTCAAGCAGAAATGTCAACATTTTATCAAAAAATGCTGACATCCAAAGACATAGTAGAGTAGAGGAGAGTAGAGTAGAGAAAAGTAGAGTAAAGGAGAGTATAGGCGCGGAGCCGGACACCGCCTCCACGCCGCCGGTGTGCCAAATCATGCTGAATGATAAATCCCTTTACCCTGTTTTTCAGGCTGACGTGGACAAATGGGCAGAACTATACCCCGCCGTTGATATCCTGGCAGAGCTTCGGAAAATGGCCGGGTGGTGTGACGCCAACCCATCCAAGCGGAAAACCAAGGGCGGGATACAGCGATTCATCAACGGCTGGCTTGCCAAAGAGCAGGACAGGGGCGGCGCTGCATCTGCTCCGCCGGTGAGGCGCTATGGGAAGCCTGATATTCCTAAGGGCGCGTCCGGCGAACTGGGAGACGCTGAGCTGGAAGCCATACGGCAGGTTCTGGCGGAAGATGTTTGACGAAAGGAAATCCATATGGTGAAAAATGATTACATGCAGCGGCGGCGGAACGAGCAACAGGCGTTCCTTGACGCCGGGGAACGGATGGGCATCCAGAAGATTTGCGACTATGTCCAAATCGCACTGCGAGACCCGGAGGTCATGGGAAAGGGCACATTTGGCCGGGCGCGGATTGAAAAGCTGTTCCGCCGCGTGGCAGAACTGGCGGGCTACTTCCACACGGCGTTTACTTTCGACGTGGAAGCGGACAATCGGCAGGAGGAAATGGACGCGGCACTTAGAGAGATTTACGGTGACGATCTGGAAACGTTCTATGAGCGATACCCGGAACTCAAGAAAATCCGCTACGACAAGGCCAGAAAGGGATGGGTGTGATGGACGAAAAACCCGGCCAGTACATCGATTCCGAGAGCCCATTTTGCAGGAACTGCACGCGGGACGATTGCCCCACCAACGGGGACGGCTGCAAGGCGTGGGAAGAATATTTCGTATCGAATTGGAACGAAAACATCATGGAATCAATTGGAAACCACAAAAAACGACGCCAATTTTTCCGGTATGAGCACCCGGATTTGGTGAGAGAGGGGATTGTTTTTGAGCATGAGCAAGGCGAAAATGTACGGCTGTTTCAAGCCGGTGAAGCGGAATTGCACCCCTCCCAGGTGGGGGAAGGCGCCTCGGGGGAATAAAGGAAAACAGAAAGGAAATGCAAAATGAAAAATGAGCTATGTGCCAGCTGCAAGCACCGAATTGCCCCGGGCGGATGGGCGGCTTGTGACGGCTGCATTCACGATGAAGGCTTGAAAGATCGGTATGAGCCGATGACCAACGCCGACCGCATCCGGAACATGACGGATGAGGAGCTGGCAAAGTTACTCAGCACCGGAACGTTTATTTGCGAGGGGCGTAAAGATATCTGCGAGGATATGCCGGGATGCGAGGAATGCAGGTTGGCATGGCTCAAAGCCCCGGTGGAGGAAAGCGAGAAATGAAACACCTTGGCGATATTACCAAAATCAACGGTGCAGCTGCTCCCATTGTTGACTGTGTCATCGGCGGCAGCCCGTGTCAGGACTTGAGCATTGCCGGAAAGAGAGCAGGGCTTGCCGGGGAACGGTCCGGGCTGTACATGGAGCAGATCCGAGTGATAAGGGAGATGAGAGAGCATGATAGAGCAAATGGACGGTCAGGTGAGTTTATTCGCCCCAGATACATGGTCTGGGAAAACGTGCCGGGAGCGTTCAGCAGCAACCACGGAAAAGACTTTGCCGCAGGCCTTGAAGAAGCGGTCAGGGTCGTCGAACCGGAAGCCCCCCCTGTGCCTGTACCTGAAAAGGGATGGCCAACCAGCGGATGCCTTATGGGTGACAGATGGAGCGTTGCTTGGAGAGTTCTCGATGCGAAGTTTTGGGGAGTCCCCCAGACACGGCGTAGAATCGCGCTTGTCGCAGATTTTGGAGGACAATCCGCACCAGAAATACTATTTGTCCGCAAAGGCGTGCCGGGGCATTCTGAACCGGGTGGCACGGCGGGGAAAGGACTTGCCGGAGGCACTGAAAGCGGCACTTCTTTCGCAGTCAGAATCCGGGGGGGCTGTGACGGAGGCGGAAAGGGAGCCTTAGTACAGACGGAAGTCTCTGGGACTTTGGGCTGCAAGAACGACCAGATAGTGTTCTGCTTGCAGGGAAACGGCATCGACCGGGCAGACACCGCAAGATGCAACGGAAAAGGATGGAACCTGGATTTCAGAGAGGACAGCGAAACCTACCCAGTCCAAAGCGGAAAAGTGCGCCGCATGACCCCGCTGGAATGCGAACGGATACAGGGCTTCCCGGACGGATGGACGGACATCGGGGAATGGGCAGACAGCAAGGGCAAGACCCACAAGAAAAGCTCCGACAGCAGCCGCTACAAGGCTCTGGGAAACTCCATTGCCCTCCCACCCTGGAAATGGGTACTGAAACGGATTTGCGCCCAGTACGAACGGGATGCAACCATGGCGAGTCTTTTTGACGGAATCGGCGGGTTCCCACTTATCTGGGAGCAGCTGAATGGGAAAGGGAGCTGTCTGTGGGCAAGTGAGATCGAGGAGTTCCCCATGGCCGTGACGAGAAAGCATTTTGGATAACACAAGCCCGGGGCAACCCGGGCGGGAAGGAGATAACGATGGAAGAAATCGAATTGAAGCCCTGCCCGTTTTGCGGTGGTAAGGCAGAGTATATAATCAACAGCAACTACGAACGTTGCACAACGCATGGATGGCAATTTGGCGTCAAGTGTACTAACTGCATGATTGAACTGCCTATGAGAGATTTCATCGTAACGGCGGACTTGAAATCGAATGGGGAAATTGTGTTTGCCAAAGACGATCGTAAAAAGGCTGCCGATATGTGGAACCGGAGGGCTGACAATGGCTAAAGCGGTACTTATCAGCATTCGCCCGGAGTGGGTGGAGAAGATTATGCCCGGGAAAAAGACACTGGAAGTCAGAAAGACCCGTCCGAAACTGGAAGCGCCTTTCAAGGTTTACATCTATTGCACTGCCGGAAACCTGAGCTATGAGGTTAATAACGGGATGATGTGTAATATTAGCGGCGGAAAACTGGTTGCCGGGGAGTTTGTTTGCGACAAAATCGACTGCGTGGACATCCCGTACCCGGCTTTCATGGGGAAGTTGGACAAGCACTGGACGGAAGATTCCTGTTGTACTTACTATCAGCTGCACCGGTACTTTTACCATGACAGGGCCTATTTCTGGCACATTTCCAGTCTGGAAATCTACGATACCCCAAAAACGCTTAGCGCATTCAAGGGGCTGCGGAAAACGAAATTTGGGTATGCGCCCGTTGAAATGAAGCGCCCGCCCCAGAGTTGGTGCTATGTGGAGGAATTGAAATGAGCGATTATATCAGCCGGGAGGCGGCGAGTGCGGATGAGTGCAAGCACAAGATAAAAACATCATTCGCAAAAATTATTGTGGGTGGAACACCTGAAAAGCCGTGCTATGGCATCTTGTACTTTGACCCAGCGGACGGAGAATGTCACATTGGATTTGGTTCGTACTGCCTTGATAATGTGTTTAATTGGCTTGCAGAAGAATTTGAGGTCACGGAACCCTGTGCCGACGTGGAGCCGGTGCGGCATGGAGCATGGTACCAGTGCTTTGAGGACTGGCGACAGCAACAAGAGGGTAATAAGTGCTCTGTGTGTGGCTTTGAGTATTATGGAACGGGGATTCGTGCCTTTCATTACTGCCCAAACTGCGGCGCAAAAATGGATTTGATTTGAAAGGAGGCAAAACCAATGACGATTGACCGAGCGATTGAAATTCTGAACCCGGAACACCGGGAGAATTATGACGGCATGGACGAGGTAAACGAAGCCTGCCGGATGGGCATGGAGGCGTTGGAGCGGACAAGGTGGATTCCGTGCAGTGAGAGGCTGCTTGATGCAGACGAACTCAAGGGAAAGGCGTTTGCCGCCCCTGACGATGGCGAACATTTTGTTTATTGCCAGGATATTGACGAGGCTCCAACCGTGGATGCCGTGCCGGTGGCGCGGTTCCAGGAGCGCGAGAAAGCCGTCGTCCAGCTTCGGAAGAAGTGGCAGGCTGCCGAAACGTTCATTTGTACCATGTGCGGTCATTTTGACTATAGTATAGACGGAAATATTGTCTACGGGAACAAGGATTGTGGTGAGATCGTCGGCTACCCCTGCTGTAAGAAGTTCACCCCATGGATTCCCGCGTCTGTCCGGTTGCCGAAGGAACTTGAGCCTGTAAATGTGGTGTGGGTAAATCACAACCCAGCGCCGTACTACCGGTACATGAAGGACGTTCCGCAAAAAGCGACTGCTGTCTATTACAGGGAGGCTTGGTATTGGTGGTCGAGTGTTTGCGAAGATTTGCTTGCAGAGTACGGCGTGAACGAAACAGATCAGGTGGATGACGATGTTGAAATCACCCACTGGATGCCGCTGTCTGAACCGCCGGAGGAGGTATTACCTTGATGACCTTGCAAACCAAAATGGACGGATTTCCACAGGAAACCATCGAGAAGCCAGAACCAGCTGTGATTCCATTCCCGTGTACCGGGAATTTAAGCCCCGGACAAGCCGCTGAAATTTTCAAATATCGGATGGACGATGAAACAGTCCCAATCTGGGCAAAAGTCATAGCCATTGAAAAGATTTCAGCCCTTGAAACGCTGAACGGCGTTACGAAAGATGAACTGCAACACGCTATTAGATGGATTTTTGAATATTATCAATTCGAAGTTTAGGAGGGTTAGGGAATGAGTGAAAGACAAGAACACCGTCAGCGCCTTAACGCTAGAATTGCTTACGCCGCCGCTATTGAGCGGTGGGCGAAGAATCAGCCGCCACGCATTCGGTTCTTTGCCGTCAGACGCTGGCTGAAAGAGATGCCGAGGAAGGAGGATTTTTATGAGGTTGATTGATGCAGACAACGCACTGGAATTGTTCCGGGCAGAGTACCAGAATACGGGAAATCTGATAAATCAAGGCGAAAAGCAGCTTGATAGCCTTGCAGAGGGGTACACGGAAGCGGCGCACATAATCAAGCACATTTCGCCAACCGTTGATGCCGTCCCCGTGGTAAGGTGCCGGGACTGCATCCACCGTCAGGGAGACGAATACCCCATGTGTATGCTGCATACAGAGCCTTACGCAAATGCCAGAGGGTACAAGGGAGAGGCTGTTTGTGTGGAAATGAACAGCTTTTGCAGCTACGGAGAAAGGAGAAAATCGAATGAAAATCACCCTTGAAATTCCTGACGGTATGCGGTGCGCCTACCTCTGCGGGGTTGCGGACGATCTGGAAGGGTACCTGAAAATGTCGTGCTATATGCTGGAAAGCAGCGATCTGCACGATGGGGCGGAAATCAAACTGCCCCGGGAGACCAAAAATGAGCAATGAAATCACATACATGGACTGCTGGCACTTTATCGCCCCGCTGATTCCGGTGAACACTGACTACACAATGGACATCTACGTCATGGTATTCAACGCCCTGAAAGACGCGGAGAAAAAACGGATTGCAGAAAAGAAAAAGGCGAAGGAGGAACAACAGCAATGAGCAAGAAACCGGACTATCTCACCCTGTGCTCCATAGCCGCCCAGAAGGCCGGGACGAGCTACGGCAAGTACATGGCAATGCACGGATACCACCCACCAATTCGGGCGGATATGGAGGACGTGGACGCCCCGCAGGGCATTGTTAAAATCTGCCCCCAGTGCGGGAAGGAGTTCGCGCAGGGCAAGATCAAGCAGAAAATCTATTGCAGCTTCGAGTGCCAGAAAGCCCACGCCCAGAGCGCCGCTTACAGGAGATACCACGATAGGAAAGCGGCGGCTGACGCGGGATAAGGAAACGGGGCGGTAATGTGGAATACAAGGACGGCAGGAAGTACTGCGTTGGTTGCCGGTATTTCTTCGGATATTACGAAGGCAGCCGGTGCTGCAATTACATATTCGTCCGTGGGGAGAAGCGGCCTTGCCCTCCCGGGAAGGATTGCACCGAAAGGAGGGAGAAAACGGAGAACAGAAAACGGCATTTAATATTATAGCTTTATCCCTGTATAGTATATATTAAATATAATCTTATATCTTGTGTGTATTGTGTATATCTATACAGGGATTTAATAAGATATGCAAGGAGGAACGGAATGAACTGGAAGTATGAGGCTATTGAAAAGCTAAAGGAATACAGCGCAAAGAAACAGTCCCTGAAAAGCATTCCCGAGGAAATGGCGCGGCTGGAATCCGCTATGCAGAGTATCCGAAGCGCCACGGCTGACGGCACGCCGGTAAGCGGCGGCGGCTCAGGCCGGGAAGATATGATGCTATCGAATATCGTCCACCGCGAGGAATTGGCGCGGTCGCTGGAACAGGCGAGAAAATGGGTTGCACTGGTAGATTCTGGGCTTGAAGTCCTCACAGACGATGAGCGGAAGGTTCTGGATAGATTCTACATAAAGCCCGCGAGGGGAAATGTGGACAGGTTGTGCGAAGAATTTGGGATTGAAAAATCTCAGGTTTATGCGCGAAAGGATTCTGCGCTTCACCACTTTACAATTTGCCTGTACGGATGCGCAGAAATTTGAAAAACCGGAAAAAAACCGGAAGATTTTTCAGTTTGAATGTGCTATATTGGTAAAAAAGAAAAAGCGCAAGAGGCTTGGGGTTGTTCCTGAGCCTCTTTTTGCATGGCGCGGCAGACAGCGAGTCGGGTACCCTCTCCCCAACAGAAGGCCGTTTGAATCGGCCTCGCGCCAATTATTTTGTATGAGCGGTGGTGACACAATGGCATCCGGGAAAAGTCCCTGCGGAAGAAAGCCGCGATACAAGTCTGCGGCAGAGATGCAGACAAAAATTGACGAATACTTTGAATCTTGCAAGGGCGAGCTTTTGCGTGGGAGCGCCGGGGAGGTCATCACAGACAAATATGGACGGCCTGTTTACATTGGCCAGAAGCCGCCTACCGTCACAGGGCTTGCGCTTGCGCTCGGATTTACCGGGAGACAGGCGCTTTTGAATTATCAGGCGAAACCGGCATTCATGGACACGATATTGCGCGCGAAGGCAAAATGTGAGGCTTACGCCGAAGAAAGGCTTTATGATCGTGACGGGGCGAACGGCGCACAGTTCAGTTTGAAATGCAATTTCGGCTGGAATGACAGGCAACCAGCGCAAGGCGGGTCTGAGGTGAGTATCATTGACGACGTGTAACCTGTCAAGCCTGATTTCCCCTGCATTTTACGAATCACACCGGGCTGTCAAAAACAATGAAATCAATGAGCTTGTGGAGAAAGGCGGGCGCGGTTCGGCAAAGTCTTCATTCATTTCTGTGGAAGTCATTCTGGAAATGATAAAGCACAGTTTATGCCACGCCGTTGTAATCAGAAAGGTCAAGAATACTCTTCGCACTTCTGTATATGCGCAAATATGTTGGGCGATAGCGGAGCTTGGGCTGTCAAGTAAGTTCCGCTGCACTACGTCCCCAATGGAATGCACGTTTTTGCCGACGGGACAGAAAATCCTTTTCTTCGGGATGGATGACCCCGGAAAGCTCAAGTCAATCAAGGTGCCGTTTGGGTATATCGGGATTGCGTGGTTTGAAGAGCTTGACCAGTTTGACGGTGCCGAGCAGGTGCGTAATGTGGAGCAGTCTCTTTTCCGAGGCGGCGAATATTCTATGTGCTTCAAGAGCTTTAACCCCCCGGCCATGGCGCGGAACTGGGCAAACCGGTACGCGCTGGAACCAAAACAGGGAAAGCGTGTACACCACAGCACATACCAGACAACCCCCGCCGATTGGCTGGGGTCTCGGTTCCTGAATGATGCGGAGCATCTGAAAGAAACCAACGAAACAGCTTATCGGCATGAATACCTAGGCGAGGTCGTGGGCAGCGGAACGCAGGTATTCGAAAATCTGAAAATTGAGACTATCAGCGATTACCAGATATCCCAGTTTGACCGCATCCTGAATGGCGTGGACTGGGGATGGTACCCAGACCCGTGGGCATTTAACAGGTGTTACTATGACGTGGCACGGCGGACGCTGTATATTTTTGACGAACTGACTCGCAGACGGACAGGAAACCGGGAGACTGCGGCGCTCGTGTTGGAGCGCATCAGCCAGGATGAGATTGTCATTGCTGACAGCGCCGAAGAAAAGAGCATCGGCGATTACCAGTCTTACGGAATCCGTTGCCGTAGTGCCGAAAAGGGGCCTGGGAGCGTGAACTATTCCACAAAGTGGCTGCAATCCCTGGCTTCAATCGTAATTGACCCGGCGCGGTGCCCGGATACAGTAACGGAGTTCTCCGAGTATGAATATGAGCGAGACAAGAAGACGGGAGAGGTCTTGCAAGGCTACCCAGATCTTAACAACCACCACATAGACGCGGTTCGGTACGCTACGAACCGGATATGGAAGCGGAGAGGGAAATGAGAAGAATTAAAAGATGGATCGTGGATATGGCACCTATTTGGGCGAAAGCGTCGTTGCAAGCCGATATCAGGACGCTCGAAGCGGAAAACCGGCGGCTTCGGGCGGAAGTAGATACGTTGAACGCCTATATACAGGGCTTGCAGTACGCCACGCGTGCGCTGCGGCGCATCACGATCAACGCAGGAGGAGAAAAGCGTGATTTATCCGAACAGTGATTATGAAATGGCGTTTCGCGCCGTTGACATGACATCTCCGGAAATGAAAAAGGCCATCCAGAGGTGGCAGGATCTGTATTATGAGAAGGAAGCGGCCCCGGATTATGACCCATGCCAGCGGATTCCCTATACCATCGTCCGCAAACTGACAAAGACGGCATTTTCGGAGTATTCGGCATCCAGCAAAGACGAGTTTGTTTCCGAAATCCTAGACGCGGCAGACGCGAAAAAGAAAAGCGCCATGCAAAAAGCCCTGATCGGCGGAGAAAGCGGCTTAAAGCCCATCCCGACGGGCAGCGGTTTTCGCTTCGCTGTTGTGAGCAGGCCGAACATTCTGGTATTTGGCCGGGACGGGGACGGAAACATGACCGACATCGGCATGGCAGAACACAGCATCCGTGACAGATTTTATTACACACTGTTGGAGCGGCGCACGGTGGATGACAGCGGGTATCTGACCATTACCAACAGACTGTATCGGTCGAACGACCAGAACAGCCTGGGGCAGGCTGTGGCACTTGCAGAGCTGCCACAGTATTCGGAACTCGCAGAAGAATATACTTTCCCCGAGCCGCTGGGCAGCGTCGGTGTTGCATGGCTGAAAACGCCGATTGACAACAGTGTGGACGGTAGCCCAGACGGTGTATCCGTTTATGACGCGGCTGTCGGTCTGATTGAAAATATCAACCGGAACGAGGCGCAGATCAACGGAGAATTTGAGCGCGGGAAAAGCCGAATTATTGCCAGCGCGGATATGCTGGAGGTTGACGAGGTCGGCGGGCGGAAAAACCTGTCCGCAAGCGTATTTACCTCAGTGGATGAATCCCCCGACGATATAGGCATCACCATTTTCTCCCCGGCTCTGCGTGAACAGTCGTATCTTGCCAGGAAAACGGAATATCTCCGGAATGTGGAGAACGTGATAGGCTTAAAGCGGGGGCTGCTGTCCGAGGTGGAGGCCGCAGAAAGAACAGCTACCGAGGTGACATCCTCTGAGGGCGACTATAACCTGACAATCATTGATTTTCAACAGATGTGGGAAAACGCTCTGCGGGAGGCCGTCAGGTTGTGCGGAATCCTGGGACGGATGTACCGCATTCCCGGTGCGCACGACGTGGAGGATGATTCTATCATCGTAGACTGGGGCAACGGCGTTTTGTTCGATGAGGAAAAGACCTGGGCTGACTACAAGGACATGGTCGCGGCGGGGCTGCTGAAACCTGAGATTGCACTAGGGTGGAAATTTAACATGCCCCGGGACACGGAAGCACAGCTTTTGAAAATTCGGAAGAAGTATATGCCGGAAGCCGTAGAGGACGGTGAATAACTGTGCTGACCGCTGACCAGATTGAAGCCCTTGGAGATAAGGCACAGCAGCTCATTGCCCCGGTGACAGAGTTTCTAATTGAGGATATTGCAAGGCGAATTGCGGAAGCTGGCCAATTCACCAGCACAGCGGCCTATCAAACGTGGAGACTTCAACAGTTGGGCATTTCTCAGCGGCAGTTAAAAAAGGAGCTTCGGAAGCGGCTGAAAGTATCCCACCGGGAGCTTCGGCGGCTGATAGAGCAGGCCGGGGAAACCGGGTACGACTATGATATCCGGAAACACCCCTATGTGCAGGCGCTGCCATTCCGTAGTAATGAGGTATTGCAGCAGATTGTGTCTGCGGCGGCGCAGCTGGCCGATTCTGAGCTGGACAATATCACCCAGACAATGGGCGCTGTCATGCCAAATGGGAAGGCTGTGGGGCTTACAGACGCTTACAGGCAGGCTTGCGATTTCGCCTTTACGAAGGTTTCCACAGGTGCGCAGGATTATGCCTCCGCCATCCGGGAGGCTACCCGGAATCTGGCTGAAAAGGGGATTGTCACAATCGACTATGAATCCGGCGTTCACACCTCCATGGGAGCCGCTGCCCGGCGTAGCGTTATGGGCGGCCTGGGGCTGATGCAGGAGCAGATCAGCCAGAAGAACCACGACGATTTCGGCTGTGACGGCTGGGAGATATCCGCCCACGCAGCCAGTGCCCCCGACCATGAGCCGATTCAGGGCAGACAGTACAGTGACGCAGAATATGAGAAACTGAATGACTCCCTTGTTCGGCGTATCGGTACGCTGAACTGCGGCCATGCGGCTTTCCCGATTATCCTTGGCGTGGATTCACCGCAATACACGCCGGAGGAACTGGACAAATTCAGGAAAGGCAACGAAAAAGGCATTGACTACGACGGGAAGCACTACACCATGTATGAGGCTACCCAACGTCAGCGACGGCTTGAATCCTCCATCCGGAAGCAAAAGCGCAGGATTTTGGTTGACGAGGCTACGGGAGACAAAGAAAACTTACAGCGCAACCAAATCAAATATCAGGTTCTGAATCAGGAATATAAGCGCTTTTCCGAAACGGCAGGGCTGCGGATGCAGCATGAGCGCATGGAAATGCCCGGGTTTGGCGCAAAACAGGCCATGGCTGCGGAAAAGACGGCAGAAAGCAATGAGAAAAACTTGCAATTTATCAACAACGATGCTACAATCAAGGCGGAATCCGGATTGCCGAAAAAATTGCAGGAAGCAGATACCGTGATTCCCCATACTGTGACTGTAAACCTCCCTAAAATCCAAGGAGTTGTACCAAAGGGCGCTGCGGCAGTTGAGGTGTACACAATGGCCGGTGACGGGACAAGCACACCAATTCGGGATTTGAAGCGCCTGTATGCTACATACCCTGACTATGGGGATGCAAGCGGTTGGAAGAAGAAATCCGGGACGGTATATGCAAAGAGCCATCACTATGTGGTACACTGGTACGAGAATACCAAGGGCGTTCCGCTTGATGAAATTAAACTGAAAGGGGCGAAATGATATATGCGTGTCCGATACATAGGTAAGAGCTTTGGAATTGATGGTTTGTCGGGTGGGAAGGAATATGAGGTTCTTTCCTGCGACGCCGATTCTGGCGCACTCCAAATTGTTGATGACAGCGGCGAAGATTATCTCTACGACCCGCACAACCCTCGCCCGATTGCAAACCCAGACCACCCCGGCGGAAGGTTTGAAATTGTCGAGGATGACGCGTCGGGAACCCTCAGAAATGTAATATTTGGCTAAGCGAGAGAGCTATGGAAACATGGCTCTCTTTTCTCGTGCGAAAGGTGCGAACGGGCATGATGTACTGCCCATACGCAGTAAACCGGCATCTGGTTCAGCAGACAACGCAGGAGTACGACGAATGCGGCAACCAGACTTTGCAACAGGTGATAGAGCACAACACCGCAGAATTCATAGAATGCGTGAAGGAACGGTGCGGCGCATGGCACGATGGGAAGTGCCACTATAATCAAGTTGATTAAAGCAACTATTCGGGTTTTCCGAACGGTTGCTTTTTTCATACCATTTTTGCCGTGGCAGGCGTAAAACAAGCCGACAGCAGGGGACGCAACCCCCATATAACAAAGCATAGCTGGGAAAGGAAGTATATGAAACGCGAGTTTTTGCAGAATTTCAAGGTAGGAGACCAGCCCCTGAGCAAGGAGATCATTGACGAGATCATGGCAGAGAATGGCCGGGATATCGAAGCGGCTAAGAAGCCTTTTGCTGACTATGACACCATCAAGAGCCAGCTGAGTGAGACGCAAAAGACCATTTCCGGCTTTAAGGAGCAGGACATCGATACCATCAAGCAGTCCGCTAAGGATTGGGAAAAGAAGTACAACGATGCCATTGCCGAGAGCAACCGGAAGATCGCGGATATGGAATTCTCCCACGCCCTGGATGCCGCCATCACCGGCGCAAAGGGTAAAAGCACAAAGGCAATCCGGGCGCTGCTGGATATCGACACTTTGAGAAGCAGCAAGAACCAGGAAACGGACATTAAGGCCGCTCTGGAAGCCCTCCGGAAGGACAGCGGCTATTTGTTCGATGACGGCAAAATGCCGCCCCCCTATGCCGGGAAGACCGGTACAGGGCAGCAGGAGCCTAACGGCGAACCGACGACCCTCGCCGGTGCGCTCAGGGCAAATTACAACATGAAGTGAAAGGATGATTTTTAACTATGGCAATTACTCTTGCAGAAGCAAAGGTCGGCATGGCCGACAAGGTCGATCAGCAGGTGGTCGACGAGTTCCGGCGCAGTTCTCTGCTGCTGGACAGACTGGTGTTTGACAACGCCATTTCCCCCGGTACCGGCGGTTCTACTCTGACCTACGGTTACATTCAGCTGAAAACCCCCTCCACTGCGGCTGTCCGTGCTATCAACAGCGAATACACCGCAGGCGAGGCGAAGCGGGAGGAAAAGACCGCCAAGGCCGTTATCATGGGCGGTTCCTTCCAGGTTGACCGTGTGATTCAGAGCACCTCCGGAGCCATTGACGAGCTGGCATTCCAGGCGCAGCAGAAGATCAAGGCAACCAGCAACTATTTCCACAATCTGGTGATCAACGGCACCTCCGCCGCGTCCGGCGCCGGGTACGTCACGAACACCTTCGACGGCCTGAGAAAGGCTCTGGCGGGCACCTCCAACGAGTTCGCTACGGACATTGACCTGTCCGATTCCACCAAACTGGACAGCAACGCCAACGCTTTCGTTGACCAGCTGGATCAACTGACCCACATGGTGGACGGCGGCGCTTCTCTGCTGCTGATGAACACCGCCATGCTGCTGAAAGTCCGAGCGGCTGCCCGCCGTGCGGGGTATTACGACCGCAAGAAGGACGACTTCGGCAGGGCTGTGGAGTACTTCGGCGATATCCCCATCATGGACGCCGGTATGTACTACAACGGCACCAAGTCCGTGGATGTCATCGACACCTCCACCCCCAGCACCACCGCAGCCGGTACTTCCAGCATCTACGCTGTGAATATCGCCCTGGACGGCTTCCACGGCATTTCCCCCACCGGAACCGGCGTTATCAACAGCTATATGCCCGACCTGAAAGCTCCCGGCGCTGTGAAGAAGGGCGAAGTGGAGCTGGTGGCCGGTGTCGTGCTTAAGAACACGCTCAAGGCGGCGGCGCTGAACGGCATTATCCTGAAACCCAAGACCGCGTAACGGAAAGGAGACGCCCTGATGATTGACTATGATTTTTACATAAGCAGCTTTCGGGGCGACGCAATCCCCGCAGAGGACTGGAACACGTGCGAAGCCCGTGCGGCGGCTCAGCTGGCAAGATACAAGCGCATATACACGGTAAAGGCACCGGAGGAAAACTCCGAATCCCTTGCCGTGTGCGCCATGGCAGAGGCTATTCACAGCTTTGATCTGATTACCAACGGCGAGGGCGGAGCTGTTCAGTCTGCGTCTATCGGCTCCGTTTCGGTGAGCTATGGCAGCGGGAACGGTGTTGATGTCAGCGCCAAGGGGCAGTCGCGGGAACTGTACCGATGCGCCTGCCTGTATCTCGATATCTACCGGGGGTGCTAGCTATGGTGAGAATCAAGCGCCGCAGCTGCCCCGTAGACTACCGGCTGTGCAGTCAGGCGGTCACGGTATACCACCGGGACGGCGACAAAGTAACCAGAACGGTACACAATAGAGCCTTTTTGGATTACAAAAAAAC